GGAGCGTGTACATTGTGAGTCGTACACGACGCCGTAGACTTATTGGTCTTCAAGACCTTAAGTACTATGAGCGTTTTTATCGGCAAACGAGTACCGGCGGGCCATGGGTCAAAAATCTTGACCAATGGCGTAACGTCGGTGCCCCGTGGGCCGGCTCCCAGAATCAACAGATTACTGTTGACGATGTTCATACTTCCTTCCTCGACCCCGCCAATCGCGGGGGCGTCGAAGGGGATATTGGTGGTGAGTTTTATTCTTTACAGCAAAGCGTGAGAGTCAGTAATGTCTCTCTCGTCGATGCTGTGAATAAGAAGCTCACTGGACCGCTGCCTCACGAGGATCACATCCTCCAGACACCGATCCATGCTCCGGTCGTTGGTATGACTGCCTACCCCACCATTGGTGAGAGAGATCTCATCCCTGTTGGGGCGACAGCCATAGCTCGAGCGAAGCCCACTAATTCCGTCGTCTCCCTATTCACAGACTTCTCGGAGTTCTATCACGAGGGTCTGCCCTCCTTATGGGGGGTGCACTCTTGGGAAAATCGCACAAATGCTGCGAAAGCAGCAGGTGGCGAATATCTCAATCAAGTGTTTGGGTGGGAGCCACTTATCCGCGACGTGCGTGGTGCTGCATACGCCGCCGCAAACGCTCATAGGCTTCTTGAGGCCTATGCAGCGAATTCCGGAAAAGTGGTACGACGAAAGTATGAATTTCCTGTAGAGAGAACTCGAGATGTCGTTGATCTCGGGGCTAGGGACGCTGCAGTTTACTACAACGCGGACCTATCTCCCGTTCTCTTCGACTTCACGAAACCACAGCCACACGTTCTTAAGGAAACCAGTTTTTATCGCAAAACCTGGTTTTCTGGGGCGTTTACGTATCACCTGCCTGTGGGTTACAATTCCCACAATGCAGTGATACGTGCTGGGAGCAGAGCCGGTCCCCTGTTGGGGATCGAACTTACTCCCGACACCCTATGGAACGCTTCGCCGTGGACCTGGGCCCTCGATTGGATTTCCAATGCGGGAGATGTCGTTTCGAATCTCTCGGATTGGGCCACCGACGGCTTGGCGATGAAGTGGGGTTATCTCATGGAACACAGTGTTTCAGAGACAACCTTCGCTTTAGACCGACCGGCCCGCATACATCAACTGTATGGGGGTCCTAGGTCTGTCCCTGTTACGACGGTTCGAGTGGAATTGAAACGTCGTATTAGGGCCACGCCATTCGGTTTCGGGTTGAGTTGGAATTCCTTCTCACCCCGCCAGTTGGCTATTGCTGCGGCACTGGGTTTGACCCGGCTGTCGTAGCAGATAGTTCGTAATTAGTCTCTCGCCATTGGGGCTTGAGACTTCAATCTCGAGTCCTAGGAGTGATGCTTTATGGCTTTCGCCGATCCTCAGACCATCACCATCTCTGGTGTGACAATCCCGCTTCCCCGTGTTTCGACACAGGGGGACGAGACTATCTACCAGAGTGCTGATGGTTTGACCCAGATGCTTGCTTCCCACGATCAAGGGAAGCGGAACAGGCATCTGTTGAGGGTCAACAATTCGAAGGTTACTTCGGATCCGTTCCGGCCCTCGGAAAATGTCGAAGTGTCGATGTCTTGTTACATCGTCTTCGATGTTCCGATCGCCGGGTATACGAATGCGGAGCAACTGGCTGTGTATACTGGATTCAAGACCCAGTTCACCGCCGCTTCGGATACGCTCATCACCAAGTTGCTGGCTGGTGAGTCGTAGAGGGCCCGACGTACGTCTCAAGGTTTCTCATCGTCCTTTAATGGACGATAGAGTACCCTTGGACATGCGTCGGAGGGAACGACGTAGTGCCTACGCAGAGCAGCTTGTATTCAACATTGAGATTGGCTGGAAGGCCATCTCGATTGTTGTGATACTCGCTTCCTACGTAGTTTTGAATCTGATCGAGACGTTACGGGGGCTTGTTAGTCCCCATCTCATCTCTTTCTGATTCTGCACTGCAGTCGGCCGCCACCAGTTGATCACTGGTACCTCTTGTTGCACTACCCCGTAACTCACCTATGAAGGTGAAAGGAGTTGCCGAGAATGCTAAATGCATCCTGGGTTTCCTGATTGAGGTAGTGAGCGAAGCCGTAAGGCTAATGGATCGTTTACCCTATATGAAAGGGGACGATGAAAAGCCTTATGTCACTCTGGTCCCAGGTAGCGGAGGAATCCGCTGCCTATTGCCGCACTAGCGCCACTTCTGACATTAATACCGTCAGAAGGAGGGTCGAAGGTGAGGGGTTATCGTTTTTGACGATAACCCTACCCGATCTCGGCAAGTCGTTCGAAAGATGGCTTGACGAGGGTAGGGTCGGGATCAACTCTTCTTTTCGAAGGAAAAGAAGAGGAAGGCTCCCCCTATTTCTAGGAGGTTTCTTCTCCCGTGTCTTCGACACTGAAAGCGGCGCGTTGTTCGACGACCCTGACATTGAAGCAATTCTTGCCATTCGTCAACTAACGTTGATGTTTGGCAAGCTGAGTCTCCCTTGCACACCTGCAAGGGTTGCCTCAGCAATGTCGGAATACGTCGAGTGTGAGAAGGAAGTCCGGATGTCAGACTCAAAGATCACGGAGGAAGATTTCCGTGATTTTGAACGTGTGTCTGCCATGCTTTTTCAGAGTGCCTTTACTCGTATAGATCGCGAGATCTATTACGATAGGGTCATTCCGAAGCACGGACCAGGTGCGGTCGCAGATCGACTTTCCAGCAATGGAAAGTATCGGCTTCGCACATGGACCGACCGACTTGAAGGTGTCTTTCCTGCCTCCAAGTACTTGATCCCGAACATCCATTTTAGGGATGAACTGGATCAGGTGAACTTCCTCGAACCCGGTTCTGAGATGCCCGTTAGGGTCATCGCAGTTCCTAAGACGTTGAAAACACCCCGAATCATTGCAGTGGAACCTGCGTGTATGCAATATACACAGCAAGGGATACTGCGTTTGATTCTTGAATCCTTTTCAAGGGATGAACTCCTTGATCGGATTATCGGATTTGACGACCAGGGCCCTAACCAGGTCATGGCACGTCAAGGTTCGCTTAACGGCGAAACCGCTACGCTCGATCTGAGCGAAGCATCTGATCGTGTTTCCAATGAGCTCGTCAGGCGGATGACTTCAAGGTGGCCTTGGTTTTCTAAGGCTCTTGATGCTACCCGTTCCCGCCGGGCTGACGTAGAAGGCCATGGAATTATTTCATTGGCCAAGTACGCGTCTATGGGTTCAGCGACGTGCTTTCCGATCGAGGCCATGGTCTTCACGACCTTGATCTTTCTCGGAATAGAACGATCGCTCAACGTGACGCTAACCCGAAAGGATATTGAAGAACTTTCGGGTTCGGTGCGTGTCTACGGGGACGACTTGATTGTCCCTGTAGATCATGTGCGTTCCGTAGTCTACACCCTCGAGGCTTTCGGCTCTCGGGTAGGTGCAGCCAAATCTTTCTGGACTGGGAAGTTCAGAGAGAGTTGCGGGAAGGAATACTTTAATGGCAATGACGTTTCAATCGTCAGATGCCGGCAAGCGTTACCTTCCACTACGGCAGACGCGACAGGTGTGATATCAGCAGTTGCTCTTCGTAACCTGTTCTATGAACATGGTTATTGGAGAACGGCTCGCTGGCTGGATAAGAAACTTGGGAAGATACTACAGTACTATCCCATAGTTTCGCCAGACTCACCTGTGCTAGGCAGGGTTTCATTCCTTGGGTATGAAACTCAAAGAATGCACCCAAGCCTGCATAGCCCGCTAGTTCGCGGCTATGTCACGCAGGCCAAAGCCCCCAGCGATAAACTGGAGGACACTGGTGCCTTGCTTAAGTGCTTACTTAAGCTGGAATCTGAGGATCCCAAAGGAGTTTTCGAGAGTTATCTCGAATTAGTCTCCTGTCCTCAGACCGGCGTGGGTTCTAACAGGACCCTTCCCACCGGATTGCCACCCGGTGGACAAGATGAGAAGCACTTAGAGCGTTCTGGACGCCCCCAGCGCGTCAGCATCAAGTCTGGGTGGTGGTCTCCGATTTGATCGGAGGCGGAGGGTTCCTTATCGGGCCCTTGTGGGAGAGCCAATCCCGTTTCCCTTGATCATTAGGGACGGGGATCGCGTGCTGGTTCCAAGGAGTGATCAACTCTTTGGTCTCAGCAGTTCACTTTGGCGCGTTGCGCCAGAGCGATCTAGCGGTCGGCTTCTCTGTGTGGTTGGAGACAACCCTGACGGGGTG